GGCCTTGGCGATGAACTCAGAACCCGAGCGCACGAGGAATCCCCCGGTCGCAAGAGGCACCACGTTAGACATTGTCGAGCAGCCGTTGTAGTAAAGAGCCATGTCCTGCCTGCCGGACATATACTCCGATAGCTCGCCCTTATTGAAATTGTTCTGTATGAACTTAGAAGCCACTGTATTGCGCCTGTATTGTTTCCGAACTCAGACCCGTGTACTGAAAGAAGAAATATGTGTACCCCAACGTATCCAGTAGAATGCGAGACATTGTGTTGGCTCCGCCGGTGTTGGTTTCAGTAACGCCGGTTGCCCACGTTGCCGTACTGGACGCGATGGTGTCTACGTAATACCGGCCGGATGTCGATACTTGTGTTCCAGCGGTGAGAGTAGCGGTCCAGACCAGGGTAATGTCACCATTCCTTCTCGCGGCGTACAAATACGCAACACAACCCTGAGCGTTCGCGCCCATCGTCCAGGCGATTTCCAGTCCGTTATGCCGGGTGCCGGGAACATAGCGCGCGGTGGGTATGTTGGCGTACTTCATCGTCGTGGCACCGGCACCAACCAAAGTGTCGTCGGTGCCGTTGGCGTCCTGCGGGAAGTTCCAGGCGTCCCTCTGTGTGTCAAGGACCGCACCGGCTGCGATAACGGCGATTAACAAAGCCACTGGAATTAACATCCACTTTTTCATGGTTGACTCCTTGCTCGTAACCACGAGCTATCAAAATATTGTCTCATACGCCCCTGACGGGCGTCTTGAGTACGAGCCTCCGGCAGGACCATTCCTTGATACTCCTCAAGAAGTGATACTTTTGCCTTGGGATCGTTAGTGATTGGCACAATTATTTTCGTTGCCAGTTTATAGGCAATCGTATTGTAGAGCAGCGGTGAAAACTCGCTGATTGTTTCCAGATCGTAAATGTACTCGACGTGAATCACCATGAGGTCATAAGTCTGGGTTGTCATGTAGGAAGCCAGATCGGTAGTCCAATCGTCCGACGTGAACGAAGTATCCACCAGATAAGTCACGTCACTATAGGTAACGTACTGCCCGGCAATATAGTCAACTTCGGCTTCGCTGTAAGATATGGGCGATCTGTAGTGGTTCGTGATGATCCACCCGCCCTCGTCTTCCCAGTGCTGAACGTCCTCGTTGATACTCAATAGCAATATGGCATCGTCGGGCCGGGCGTATCGCTTCGCAGTGCTTGCCCCGTAGTTGTTCTGGGAAGTGAACAGCGGCGCAGTGGTGTCCTCAAGGATTATCGCTCGCTTCTTGGCCTCGTTCCACGGGTGGATCGCCAACACTTCCTTCCTTGCCCTGTCGTAAAACCGCGAACATAGATTGTACTGCTTGGTGGAAGTCTTGCCTTCCTCAACCTCGTATTCACCGATAAGGCCCAAGGCTATATTGTAGATGTCCTCAGTATCCGAAAGTGCCATCTTGTGAACCTTTCACACTCGTAGGGGACCGCCCATATTGACGGTCCCCTCATCGAGTTTGCCGGGTTAATCTTCCAAAACATATACAGTAGCCACTGCAATACTGATGCTTGCGGCCCATGTTGCAGCAGCGGTTGTCACCGTAACCGTATGCTCTTCATCCAACCCACCGGCGGCAACGACCGCTTCGAGCGCTGGAATCCACTGTTGATTCGCAGCGTTCCAACTCGTCCACGCCTCAGAAGCCGTCGCCGTAGTGATGTTGCCGTCGCTATCGACAAGCTGAAGGTCCGCTGTGGTAGCAGCGGAATTAGCCTCATTATACACCATGAAGCCAAGAACAGTTCCGCCCTTGGGGACACGACCTATCGTGCAGACCATGCCCGCTGCCGCCGTATCCGTGGACGCCATTGCGTAGGTGTCCAAACACACCCTTAGCTTGGTGCCAACGAAATTTGCGCCGTCCATAAAGCCTTCCACTCCTGCGGTCCCGGCGACCAGGGCCGCTCTCAATGTGGATTGAACGCCATTTGCTGTAGTTAAAGCTGCCATGATTATCTCCTTATGCTATGCACTCGATTTTGATGATCTTGTCTTCGTCCATACGGATCGCGTTCATACCGACCTTGCCGACGATCATGTATATCTGCTTACGCGGCAACCATTCCACACGGAATATAGGCGATTCATGCTGGGCGAAGAGGATCGCGTCCGAAGTGAAGGCGTAGCACGGGTAGATATTGGTGTCGGCGTCGATGTCGTTGCTGGACCCAACGGCAATGTTCCAGTCAACAATGAACCTGAAACCGGCATACTCCGTGATCGTGCCGTTAGCCAAAGCCCGCACCATGTTGGTGTCGATGCTCTGGGTCTCGGCCTGCCTCAGAAGCTGGGAAATCTGCCGCTGACTACATACCAGATTGAACATCTGGTTGCCGTCATTCTTCAACGTCACCAGGGCTTCGCGGGCCAAGATCAGTTTCTCGATAGTAAGGCCGGTCGAGGGACCGCCAACGGCGAATGCGTCGGTGGTATCGTGGACAATGGTTCTCCCGCCTTCCGACGCAGCACTCCAAATAGCGTCGTTGAACGCAAAGGTATCGTCGCCGGGTTGCTTGCCGCCCCTAACGTTACCCTCGAACGCGGCAAAGATAACATCGTTTTTGGTTCTGATTACACCCTTGGCCAGCGCCCGGATGTAGCCGCTTGTGGGATCGGTGTGTAAGGCGATGTCGTCTTCCCTGTCAACGAAAATGCCCTTACGGAACCACCGGGGATATATCCACCTGCGGTTGTGGGTCATGTCGTCAATGGGAATGTCTTCAAATCGCGTTTGCTTTTCCACCAGGTCGATGGTGCCAAGGAAGTCATACGCCTGGTTTTCGCCCTTCAACTTATCCGGGCGCACCGAACCGGCGTACACATCCCTCATCTCTTGCAGGACTTGCGTGTAACCGGCATTGTATGCTTGTATGAACGCCTCCGTGTAGCCGGATGTATCGTTCACGTTACCATATTGAGTTGTCATGTTTCACCTCATTTCAAACGTTGTTCAGGGTATCCAAAACAGAGGTGTCCGTTTGAAACGGGCTCACATGGGCCTGTGGTTATACACCGGACAATCCGGTGCCTATTTTATGCCGAATAGTGTGTTGTACTCCTTCATTATCGCTTCATGGTTCGGGTGCATTCTGTCTATGAATGCCGGATCGTTGACGATTTCATTCACTCTTGCAGCGCCCTTAACCTCTTCTTCCGTACTGCCGGACACCGGGAGCGCTGTGTCGGCCACGTTATCGTCAATAGTCTTCACTACATTCAAAGCAATAGGGTTGTCAGATAATCCTAATTCCTCAAACGCCTTCAAAATGCCAATTTCTTCGGCTCTCTTTTTTAACTCAACTATCTTGACCCTAAACTCCTCATCAGTTTTAATGCCCCAATCGTCTTTTAGAGCGACGATTGTCTTCGCCTGAGCGTCCGTATATTCCTTTTCGGCTGCTTCGTCGGCTTGCTTCTGGGCGTCCAGAATAGACGTAATGGCGTCATGCTCGAACCGGGCAAGTTTATTGAAGTTTGCCTGACTCATGTTTAGCTCTTTGTGGGCAAACTCCTTGAATTTCTCCAACCTTTCCTTTGCCAACACGTCGCTCTTGAAATCAATTGCGTACTCTGCGGACGTTTTGGGTTTGCCAAGTCTTTCGTGGATAGAGGAAAGGTCTTTGTCGTCCCAGACCACCAGATTGTCGGGGTTGACGCCGATCTTCTTTTCCGCGTTATTGTAGGCGTCCGCAAAGTCCCCTATACTTTTGTAGCCCTTTCTCTCGGCCAATTCTCTTACCGCTTCCGGTGCAGTGTCCATAGCACCGAAAGTCCCGTCGTCTGACATCCATTCGCTCATTGTGATTCCTTTCGCATACTCTGTATTCGTAAAAACACTCGTCTTTTGCCTTCGTTGAAAGCTATGGTTAACGCATTGGGATTGTCGCCGGAGGGCATAGATGTATGATCCTGCCCGCAAGCCTTCCGCAAGTCATCCCATACCAACTTGCCGTCGTCGGTATCGAACAGACGGGCATAGGCCGTTTTCAAATCTTCAAGCTCTTTGTTTATGCTCATATCTGCGCCACGTTCTTTAGTGCGGTCGATGCGTCCACGGCGACTTGCGCCTCGGCGGCGGCTGCTGCCGGAGCGTTCCTGTCCGCTCTCATCTCAAGTACGTCATCCCAGTCCCTGATTAACGCCGCCGGAACGCCGGTGTTTAACGCGGAAGTCTTGAATGAATCGTCCATGTCGAGATTGTCAAATACCTGATAGACCTCATCTATCGGCCCCCACTTGGCGATAACGGTCTCGATAGCGTTGGTCTCCATCGAACTCATTGCCAGGGCCAGCCTGCCCTGATAGACTATCTTGGTCTCAATCTCGGATATGTTAGCGCCGCCCAACTCCTCTTCCGATAGCTTGTCGAGAATTTCGAGGATCATCGGATCGAGCAGGTCTCTCTGTATCGCCGCCACTAAGGGGGCCAGAACCATAAAGCCCTCCTCTACCCTTGCGAGAATTTCTGCCTCTTTAAGCTCAGCCTTCGTTTCCCGGCGGTGGAACTTCATTGCGTCGAATACGTCGTTCAAGAATGCTTCCCTGATATCCTGCCGGGAACTCTCGACCATAGCGTCGTTGACTTCCAGACGTGCCCCGGAAATCCACGGACGCGGAAACTCCGCACCCGCACGCACTACAATCAATCCGCCGCCACTTGTATCGGGCTGGCCCACCACACCGTCGTCTTCGACTATCATCGACGGGTCGGAATTCTTCTGTGCGGCAACGATTAACGTCTTACGCATCGCATTAACCATCTTGACTTCGGGTAAGATGTCCGTAGATGGGCCGTCTCCCATATCGCCGTCGTCGTTCTCGCCGAACATGACGATTTTGTACTTCATGGAACTCAGACCGCCCTCCTGGACAACGACCTTGTCCTTGACGTTGATTACCAGCGATGCGAATTTCTTCGAGCCTATCTTGGCATCGTAGTCCTCGTTAGGGTAGACTATGTGTACGAACTCATGGTGGTTGGATCGCTTCGTTCCCTCATCTTTAAGGTCGGCCTCTATGGTCGGGCCAAGGTCTCCCTTGTAAGCCTGCCTTGCCTGACGCGCGGTATAGAAGAATCTCCGAAACACAGTGTCGATGTCGCCTATGTGGTCTTTCTCGAAAAAGATGTCCTTGATATGATAGAACTTGAACACCCACCGGCCCTTGACCCTGTCCATCGAAATAGCGCCGAGCGTGAAAACCACCATCGACCGCACCAAATTGGTTACTTGCCCTATAAAGTTGCTCCGCCAGAGAACCTTGTGGACCGCGCTCGTGGCCCTGGAAAGGTCTTCCTTGGTCCTTGAGTCTTCGTTCATCTGCTGGTCTTCGGCAGCGAATTCGAACATCTTGACGCCAACGGGCATCAGGTTGGCGATTATCCCGGTAG